ACTGTTGCCGGTGAGTTTATGAATTACACCACACAAGCAAAAAGAAGTGAACTAAAAGAATATGTTAAAAGAACAGACTTTGATAGGGAGTATTTAAAAATGAATGCACTTCTTAAAAAAGCAGACTCTGAATTGCTTAAGCTTAGCAAGAAAGAAAAAACAATTTTAAAATTAAGAGACTCTAACTATATTAGATACATCAAACTTAGTGATGAGATAGATCAAAAGAGAAATGAAATCCATCAAATGTTTAATAGAAAGTTTGATAAGTCTTTTAGAAAAATTGAAAGGAAAAAAGAATCGCGGGACTGATACACACTTAGGATGAGTTTCGAACATGACACTCGAGAACAGCCCCGCAAAAAGGTATTGCACTAAGATATCAAAGTATTACTAACCTCACAAGCATCACTCAAATAGTCTTTAGACAAGTGAGCATATCTATTTACAATATTAAAGTCGGACCACCCACCAAGATGTTGCAGAGTGTGTAAGGGAGTTCCGTTCTGCACATGATGAGTAGCCCATGTATGTCTGATATCATGCCATCTAAAATCTTCTAGCCCTGCTTTCTTTAAAGCATTGTACCAACCAGTGTTAGAGGCTCTATTCATTTTTCTGCCAGCATAAGTAAACACATATGGACCAATAGGCTTTATAGATGCAATCAATTTTTTGCACTCAGTGTTTAACGGCACTGATAATCCTTTTCCGTTTTTTGTTTCATCGGCGTGTACAAATATCATGTCATCACCAATGTCTTCCCACTTTAGGTTAAGGCAGTTGGACATCCGCACTCCGGTAAGGAGTGAAAACATAAAGGGCTTTTTCAGATGAAAGGGGAGAAAACTGATCAACCTCTTTATATCCTTTTGAGTAAAAAATTTAATTCTTTTAGAATCTTCTTTTACTCTCTTTACAATAGGCTTGGCGTCCAACCACCCTAATTCTTCATAAGCGTACATAAGTACAGCTCTAAAATAATTTAAATATCTGTTAACCGTTCCCGGGGCTCCCTTAATTCCTGATCTAGCCATAGCAATATCTTGCTTGGTAATATCGTTAACATCTTTGTCTTTAAATATAGAATCAAAATATTTTCTATAGGTCCAATCATTTTTTCCCATTTTTTTAAATCTATAATATTCTTTTAACGCTTGATTCCAAGTGTTCATACAACCTCCCTATATGTATGCACATAATGCAACGGCACTAAAGATTAATCCAAGCATAGCCCAGCGCATCATTTCATTATGAGTCATCTGTTAGCTCTCCCCATTTAATTAATCCATAAATTAAAACCCACAAAGACACCAAAACAATTAAACCTATAAAGCTTAAAAATATTGTTGCGATGATGGTTAGTGTTGTTTGCATTACATTGTATACAATAATTGCATACAATAATAAAGTCAAGAAATATTTTAATTGTTAAGTAAAATTGTATATTTTTTAAACAACTGATTTGGAATCAAGCAAGCTATCTTAGACTGAGAATCTCCTCTCCCAGTAATAGCCTGAGACTTTATGTTGTTTAACATAATGCATTCTATTAAGCGTGCTGGCGTGGTCCATAAAAACTCCTTGCCAGTATAGAAAATCCAATAGTCTGCTTTGGTGCTAAGTAATGCCGATGGTTTATTAAACATCTGTAATTCAACCAACATGTTGCCAGTCTCATGTGTTTTATAATCAACCTTCACTTCTACTTTTTTTCCATTCTCCGGGATAAAAATATCGTAATCTTTAAACTTGCCATCAATAATAACTGCAAGCGGGTATTTCTTTTTTATAATTGATAGAACAAGTTCTTCTACAGCCTTTCCGGTAGCAAGGTCTTGCTCAAAAACTGAGGGCATTATTGATACTTAGATTTTATATCTTCGTATGTGGATTCATCTATCAAAGATTTAATTGATAGTTCATTGAACTTATGATCTGAAATAATAATTGACAGCAATAAATCTATGCATTTTTTATCATGTTCTACTGCTCTTTCTGATGTTCCGGCAAGGCTTACAACTTGTTTAATAGCGTCCCTAATGCTTAAGTTGTCTATGTCTTTCATTTTTTGAAGCTCCCTCCATCTATTTTCCTGAGATTCCATCTGCCTAATTATGTAGCCCTCACTGGCATTCTTAACATTAATAAGTTTTTTTTCCATGTCAGAATATAAATTCCAGTTTGTTATTTCTTTTTGGAATCTACCGCATGACTTACATCTATCATCGCCAAGGGTTGAGGTGCAAACGCCGCGACAGGGGGTCGAAGATAAGCTTGCCTCACCTAAGACAGAAGCGAGCCCGCCCGTTTCAGGAAGGCTCTTTTCTTTAATCGCGTTCATAACTATGACGGTACTATTATGTCTCCGTTTTTATTATCTGCTTTTGATTTTACTGGATTTTCATCATCTTGTACAACAACATCATACTTCTTAGGAAGTAGTGCTTGTAGCTGTCCCTGATTAACACCAGCTCCCATCTGAAGCAGTCTAACGATCTCTCCCACAATAGGAGATATTGTATTGTTATAAAATTGCATGCCAGCTATTTTGTTTTTAGCTTCATCAGACAGGGTGTCTAAATCATAAGACCTAGCCTCCCCATCTACATTAATAATTATGCTGTTTGGACCTGCGTCATCCGCTCTTACTTCACTCATGATTAAAACGGAATGTCTTCTGAGCTAACTGCTCCCGGAGTGTTATCTACGGGCTTTTGTACTGGGGCGGAATCTTTTCTTGTAAAAGCAAAAGACAAAGCTGGCGCTTTTTCGCTTGCCCCGGGTTTACGCTTCCATGCTGAGACCCAAACTTCTACTCCGTCTAGGTTTGCAGTACCAGTAAAATCAGGATGCTTTTCAGTTTCCTTCTTTTCGTTTTTCCAAATAGAACCTCTATTTGTATTATCAAATGGCTTATCCATAGTTACACTTTCTCCTTGTTTGCCCACTCTTCTAAAATTTTATTAACCATGTATGCAACTTTGCGGTCCCAAAAACGGTGCCCCTTAGTTTTGCTAGCCTTCTCAAGCTTCTCATGCACAGTCAAATCAATCCTTGATGATATGGACTTTTTATTATTAACATTCATCACTCTTTTTCCTCCACCAACTTGGTGTAGATTCTTGAGTCTCCTTCCGACCTATAACCTTCAAGAATATCTCTTTCGATTTTTTGGTCTTTCACAAACCTAGAATAGTTTATCCTTCCTCGCGCATGAGTCATGTGACCCCTAACGGTTCCGGTACTAAAAGCGCCTCCATGTTGTTTAATCAACATAGCAGATAATTCTTTCTTCTTGCTTTCCAGCGTTCCGATTTTCTGCTTGAGGTCCCCTAGTTCTTTTAATGTTTCGGCAAGATTTTCAGACGCTGAACAATCTTTTACTTTTTTGTAATTAACGCCCGGCTCTTCTTTATCCTCAGACCACCTTGCAATGTTCTCAGGGTCCTTAACGGCTTCGTTATACCAATCCATAAACTCTTTTGCTTTGGGTATATAGACATCAGCCCATCTAGGGTCTCTCTTAACCCACTCTTGATAGTGCTCCTCATCGCTATACCACTGAAAAAATAACATTTCATCTATGTCCATGCACTCCATACCAAGTTGCATTTGATGCCAGTAATTTCTTTTCTGTTCTTTAACATCTTTACAAGGTTTTGATTGTGGGCACTTAACCTCTACAGCAGAAACTTTGCCGTTTCTACCTTTTAACATGATGCCATCAGGGGACATGCCCATCCATTTATGTTCCGGGTGAACAACAAAAGATGGCTGACTAATTTTATAACCCATGTTTTCTAAACACTGGATAGCAACTGGCTCGCTGTCTTTACCGTGTGTAATTGCAAACATAGCTCTTTGATCAAAAGGGTCCTGTGGCATCCTGTGAGCCTCTCTGAACATGTCTCTTGCAAGGACCTCCCATTGATCTCCCTTTGCCCAAATATCTTCTTTAGCGGCTTTAGAGATTCTTGTTCCAGTAATTCTATTTTTTCTTTGTTCGTGCCAAGCGGCAGAGCCTTGCTGTATCATTGCACCACCTCCTTGGTTCCAAATTTCTCATTAAAAATTAAATTTAATTTAACGCTTTTCTCATGATTACCCTCTAACTCTGCAACTTTTTTATATCTTTCAAAAATCTCAAGCGCTGAGTCATGATCAATTGATGCGTCTAACTCATTAACGTATTCAACCATAAAATCTTTTTGTTCTACTGGCGTTTGCTCTTCTCCTTCTAGCTCAGGCTCAACAATTCCCTCAAACGGAACGCAGAAGGTTTCTAATAAAGCGCTTCTATAAGCAAAGCTTCTTGCGGCTTCTAGGTCTTTAAACTGTTGAGACTTGCTTTGACCAAGATATGATCTGTCTAAATGGCTCCCGTCTTCTGTACAATAAAAGCGCACGGTGCCATTGATGGTTGTAAACGTAGTTTTTCCATCTGAACTAAACTCAGTGTTTATTGAAAGGTCAGGAAGGACCACGGTTATTATTTTATTTTCAAATAGTGGTTTTGAAAAAGACTGAATGACCTGATCAATGCCTCTGTATTTATATTTTTGAAAATTATTTACCCCATCTTTTGCAATAGGGTTGTTGAACATATGCTCTTGAACTTTTTCTAGAGCGTTAAATATTTTAGGTGTTGTCATGTTTTATATACCTCTGTTTTATACCTGCTGTAATTGTAATCTTTAAATTAAATATAAACAAGTCTTTACAAAGATTATTTTTTCTATACTATCTCAGGGTAATTAGGAGAAAACATGGCGTTAGAATTTATAACAAAAGCCCTCCGGGAAGAGACCACCTCAACCCAAAAACTAATACTAATTATTCTTGCAAATTATTCTGATGAATTTGGGGAAAGCTATCCATCACACAAGACGATGATGAAACTTACCGGATTGTCGTTAACAGCAATCAAGTCTAATTTAAATCAATTGAGAGATCAGGGTAGGTTAGAGTGGAAGCAAAGAAACAATACAAGCAACCTATATCGCCTAACTTTAGGGGGGTCGTCAGGTGACTATGGGGGGTCGTCAGGTGGCTACAATACTAAAGCTAATACTAAAGATGTATTAATACTAGATTTAGATAGGATCAATGAAATTTTCAAAGAAGTCACAGACAAAACTTTTTACGTCCATAGTAAAAATTCATTTAAGGCTAGTCCAAGCTGGAAAAAGCTTAAAGAGTTAGCCCGAACAAAAACCGGGATCGTCTCACCTAAAACGGGAAAAAAAATAGAATTACAAACAGAAGAGTTTTGGTATAAATATTTTGAAGTAGCAAATTCTGAGGGGCACAAAAAATGGATTAGGTCTTTTTGGGATAAGAAGCCACAGCTAGCAACCATGCTTGGCATAAATCAATTTGATGCAATTATAGAGAGGAGATATGGATAACAAAATAACAGACTTAGAATCTAATTTAATAGGGTCCATGATTCTTGAGCAGGCGCTTTTCAACAAAGCCCAAGAAAGCGGTCTTATGCCTGATGACTTTGAGTATCAGTCATACAAAGAAGCATATAGAACAATGATTGAAGCTAACACCTCAGACGTGGTTACGCTTAGTACAAAAATAAGAAATCCTATTTCTATACAGCACATTAAGGATGCCGCAATTAATTGTGTTTCATCTGCTGGATTCGATGCTTGGCTAGAACTTATGTTTGAAAAAACAGCTAACAATAAATTAAGAAACCTAGCAAGCATGATTCCGGATATTGTTAATGAAAAGGAGCCCATTGAAAATAAAGTAGATAAAATAAACTCTATTCTTGTTGAAAACAAAATTACTAAAAACTTCGGTGCGCCATTGGTTATTTCTGATGTTATGAAAAGTGTGAGACAGGAAATCTCTGACGCAAAGCAGATGAGCAAGAACTTAATCTCTACAGGCTTTAGTGATATAGATAAAAAACTTCATGGTTTTAAAAAGGGAGACCTAATAATTGTTGCCGGTAGACCCGGCATGGGTAAAACCACTTGGGCTCTAAATGTTGCCGCGAATAATATTAAAAAAGATAAAACCGTTTTAATTTTTTCTTTAGAAATGACTAACGAGCAACTAATTAAAAAGGTTATAAGCTCTGAGTCTGATTTAACTATGGATAAGCTGATGACAGGATCGCTTAACAAAGAGGACTGGGATCAATTTAATAAGATTGAATATGAGATGAGTCAAAAGAATTTATATGTTTATGATAAGTCTCCAATAACTATAGAGACCTTAGTTAACAAAACCAAAACCGTGCAAGCTGTTAAAGATATAGACTTAATAGTTGTCGATTATTTACAGCTTTTAATGACATCCAACAAGGCTCCAGCCAACGCTGATTCTAGAGCGGCAAGCATGAGCTATATATCTAATTTACTTAAAGGACTGGCTAAGGATGCTAGTTGTCCAGTGATTGCATTGTCTCAATTAAACCGAGGTGTTGAGTCTAGAACTGATAAAAGACCAATACTATCTGATCTCCGGGACTCAGGCTCTATTGAGCAGGATGCCGATATGGTATTTATGCTTTATCGTGAAGAGTACTATGACAGCATAGACACCGGCAGTGCAGAAATAATATGCAGAAAAAATAGAATGGGTGAGTCAGGAACATTTGAGCTTGGCTTTGATGGTGCTAGATCAAAGTTTACTAATTTAGAAGACATTGCTTTTGGGTCAAAAAACAAAATGGATTACGGTCCAATTTAGGAGAAAGAATTATGGCTATAATGTATCAGGGAAAAAAAGTAACAGCGGCTGTTAAAGCTAAACATGAACTTTCTGACTTTGTAATTGAGTGGTTCGACAGAGTTGTGGTGTGTCCTGAAACAATTATTTCTGACTGGGACAAGATGACACTTAAAGAACAAAGCGAATTCGAAAGGCACGCCGGTTTGTTAGAGGGTAGGCATCACAAGGTGACAGGTGTAAAGTTTAAAGAAATAATAAGCAGAACAAATTATAAAAAATCAATATGATAGATCAGGCAGAAAATTTTCATCAAAAATTAAGAGACCTTGCCCCGCTTGTATCTGAAGCAAGAGTTAAAGTTTTAACAGCTGAAGTAACATTAAAAAGAGTTTTTTGGGTAGAGCTTTGCAAAGCCAAGGACGATGGAGAAAAAAGTTACAACGCTCAGAAGTCTAAGGCAGAGGCATCAGACAATTACTACAACGCAACCATGGACGTGGCTGTAGCCAAGGCTGGTTATGAGTCACTACAAACAGAAAAAAGCGCTGTTGATATGGAGTTTGAAGAGTGGAGAACCAAAATGGCAAATATAAGATCGGAGAGAAATAGATATGGAGCATGATAATTTTAAAAGTTTCTGTTCATGGATGTATGAAGAATGTAAAATGGAGAGGCGTCATCACGGGGAAAAAGAAATAACACTTGACGATTACGTTAGACGAAATAACTCATTACTACTAGAACTTTATGCAAAGCAGGACACCAACAAAACAAGAGAAACTATGGATGAGCAAGGTAGCTGAATTTGGTTGTATTGTTTGTCATGAGTTTTATCAAGTGTATAGTCCCGCTGAAGTACATCACCTTGATGGAAAAACAAAACCTTTGGCTCATTTAAAAACAATAGGATTGTGCTATAGACATCATAGAGAAGGTGTTAACAATGACATGTATGTATCGCGTCATCCTTTTTTAAACGAGTTTGAAAAAAGATATGGAACTCAGGAAAGTTTACTGGAGAAAACACATGAACTGTTGGCACTGTAATACCAAATTAATATGGGGCGGAGATCACGATATTCAAGAGGATGATGAACTATTTGATATGGTAACTAATCTTTCTTGTCCATCATGCGGAGCACATGTAGATGTTTACAAACCCAAGGAAACCATGGACGAAGATATAGATAAATATTAGGACAAAACACATGCCAATCAAATTAAAAAAATCCGTAAGAACTTTTGACAAAAAAACACAGAAAACCAAAGTAGAACACTTCTACATTAAAAATTATTCAAACAAAGAATTAGAAAGTTTGTTTGCATCTGAAAGCACCAGACCCAAAGTAAAAGTAAAAATAGTAAATGAGTTAATAAAGAGAGGTTCTAAATGAATTATTTGGCAATGCAGGAAGACGAAAAAGATAATATAAATCCGGATCATTATAAGAACGGAGAGATAGAATGCATTGATGCAATTGAAGCCAGCATGACAAAGGAAGCTTTTAGGGGATACTGTAAAGGGAACATACTGAAATATGTTTGGAGGTATGAGAATAAAAATTTAGAAGAGGACCTTAAAAAATCTCAGTGGTACACAAAAAGATTGCTAAGTACTTATTAAAAAATTTGGGCGGTTTAAATATATTTAAAATTGAAATAAGACGCTACCGTAAATAAGCAAGCCTGCCTGTGCTTGCCCAAATAAAACAGGCAACTAATTATGAAACACAAAACTAATTTTGGTGACCCACATCACCTAGCATATGCGCATGCTATAAGTCTACTTCCCAGCCACAAAGAAAGGCTAAATTATTTAAGCGATTTAGATGAAGGAACACAAAAGCTGGTATATCTTTTAGCTATGCAAATGGGAATTGCTAAAACCATAGCCAAAATACCTGATAGGGTTGAAAGAAAAAAAGCGTGGGAAGAACTTCCTGATAACACCATGAAACAAATGGTTTATCACAGAGTTGTTGATATCTTTAAGAACAAACAAAGATAAGCTGGCATCAAAAGAAGGAGGGAAAAGAGGATCACCTCTTGCACTCAAGGGTCATAGCTCTATAATAAAGATGCGTTTATTTTTTATAGGAGTTAACAAATGCCATACGGAAAAGGAACCTACGGATCAAAGAAAGGCAGACCCCCAAAGAAAAAAACTGGGAAGAAGTCTAAAAAGAAATAGTGGCTATGAAAAAAAAGTCTTCTAAAAAGAAGTCTACAGTAAACTCGTCCGGTAATTACACCAAGCCCACGATGAGAAAAAGACTATTTAATAAAATTAAAGCTGGCACTCGAGGTGGTAGGGCTGGGCAATGGTCTGCTCGAAAGGCACAGTTGCTTGCAAAAGAATACAAAGCCGCTGGCGGAGGTTACAAGTGAAAGGTGTAAAACATTATTTTAAAGACGGCACCGAGCACAAAGGTGGCATGCATAAAATGCCTAATGGAGAGTTACACTCCAACACAACCCACACAAAAACAAGCAAACGACTTTTTCACTTCGGCGAGCTAAGCAAAACATCTCAAAAAAAAGCTAAAAGCAAATGGCGTTAAAAAAAGCACAAAAGTCATTAAAAAAATGGACCAAACAAAAATGGAGAACTGCTAGCGGAAAAAAATCTTCTGAGACCGGAGAGGTTTATGCACCAGCCAAAACAATTAGTAAATTAAAATCAACTAAAGCTGGTAGAAAAAAGCTTGCCGCCGCAAATAAAAAGAAAAGATCGGCTACCAAAAAAGGCAAACAACATGCCAAGCATGGCTTACACAAAGGAAAGAAAAGATAATGTCTCACGAAAATAGAAAAGCTAGCTTACTAAAAAAACACGGTCTTAAAGGTGTCAATAAACCCAAAAGAACCAGCGGTCATAAAACAAAATCGCACATGGTTCTGGCGCAAGAGGGGCACAAGCTAAAGTTAATACGTTTTGGTCAACAGGGGGTCAGTGGCGCGGGGAAAAGTCCAAAGACTGCAAAAGACAAAGCAAGAAAAAAATCTTTTAAAGCAAGACACGCAAAAAATATATCCAAAGGAAAAATGTCTGCGGCTTACTGGGCTAATAAAGTTAAATGGTAATATGAAAATATTCTTAACAGAGTTTACTGCTGATGATGATCAGGTGTATGACGGTCCAAGAATATATGCTTTATGTTTTGAGGACGCTGAGCTTGCGGCTGAGGAAATGGGAGTTGTTTGTGTGGGAGAGCTTACTGATTTATTTGTCAACAGGAAAACAGAAAAACACACAATACACTAACATGGTTTTATACACTGAAAGCCAACTTAAAAAGTCTTGGAGAGAATACAAGAAGGAGATGGATGAAATGGATTTGCCCGCTCCAACCTTTAACGAGTTCAGGGAAATGTTTGAATCTTACTGGGAGGACCATTATGAGCAAGAAGGCAGAGC